CGTTTTGGCCACCGAACTTTTTTCCCACTTGGCCCAAGCTACTAAGCAACTTGGCGAAGATGCCGCCCTCCACGCTGACACACTCTGTCACCGCGCGTTGGTGCAGGATTCCTCGACCAGCACTGGTACTGGCGTAGCCACCAAATCGTATGCCCGTTATGCTCAAAACAGCACAAACGGAACGACCTGGGCTACCTCGTCCGTTGCTAACAGCGCAATGACCGCCACCGACTTGCTCGATGGTGCGACTTCGTTGTTCATCGCTCGCGCTCCCAAGATCAAGGACGGCTACGCGCTTGTTGCGCATCCTGCCGTTATCCGCGATCTGCAGCAGGACGATGATTGGTTGAAGGTTTCGAGCTACTCGGCTCCTGACCAAATCTTCAAAGGCGAAACTGGTAAATTGTTTGGCGTGTCGGTCATCTCTTCGACCAACGTCCAGACCTTCAATACTTCCGCCTCTGGCATCGCTGAAAATAGCGTTGGAACAACTGGTGTTAACACTGGTTATGCTAACGTCCTCCTCGGTGGTGGCGCGTTCGGCGTTCCCAGCTTGTCCTCGTTGGCAGCCTCTGGCTCGCCCTTCGCTCCGAAGGTGTCGATCCTCGATGCAGCGGACAAGAGCGACCCGTACAATCAGCGCATCGTTGCGTCCTTCAAGACGTTCTACGCTGCCAAGCAACTCGATCCTCGGTTCTTCCGAGTCATCGTTGCGAAATCCAACTACAGCTAATAATTAAATGGGAACCATGCTAGTTATTGGTATGGGACCTCGGAAAGGCGGGGAGGGTGAAACCTCCCCGTCTTCTCCTTCATCGGATAAACCAATGGAAAAAATGATGAAATCAGGAATGGTGATGCTTCCGCTATCTAAGTTTGAAATGACTGATGGTAGCGACAATGTTGCCCCTGAAGTCGGTGATTCTGTTGAACTCTCCGGAACGGTTGACAAGATTGAAAATGGTATTGCCCACGTCAGCGTGGAGCATGCCATGAGCGAGAACAAGCCCCAGGACAATTCGGAAGATATGTCTGAAGGCGAAACTCCCTCAACCGAAGAAGAGAAGATGATGAAGTTGGCGAGAGAATCAGACAAGAAGAACTATAGCTGATATGCCGGTTTACCAGTACGAAGACACCAGAAATGGTAATGTTGTCGAACTGGAAAAGGCAGTAGCCGAACGGGACTCCGTCCCACGTTATCTTAAACGATTCACCGTCCCGCAAAGATTGGCCCTAGTGGGGGTTGGCGAACCCCTCGACAACCCGCTGGGAGTCAATCAAACAAACTTGTTGAAGGGGTACTATCGCCAGGAACAAAAGCTTGGCAGTAGATTCAAAAGTAAGCACACGCCAGATAGCATCAAACGTGCGGCTATAAGGAGAAAATAATATGGCAAATGAATTTGTACGAAGCACTCGTAAAGCCAAGGGGAAAGCAATCCGCTTTGATACCCAAGGACAAACGAATGTATTTGAAATTACGGCAGCTTCGAGCGGTGGAACAGTTAATACTGTTGCAACATCCCCTGCGTCCTTGAACGTGACTCTTAACGGCACGTCCTACAGAATCGCACTACACAGCTAATTGTATGCGACTCTTATCCCGCCTTACGCTTGGTAATGCTGGGACAATTATTGCATCGTCAGCTTCCACTAATACTGGAAGCTACGATGCGGTAACTGCTCTTACGCTTTCTACCGCAACCCTTGTTATCAGCGGAGCAACCACAACTGCAACATTTAATGCCGGAGTTACCGTTTACGGTGACATCGACCAAGTTGCTCTTACTGGTGGCGCGATGGCAATTTACGTTCGTAAAGATTAAGGAGTCCTAAATGGGTCGGCAATGGAATGCTATTATTGATGCCCTTAGTGGCGGGACAATGGCTATCAATGTCAACGTAGCTGACATTGAGGCATTGCTTACCACACTCCAGGCGGACGTTGCTGACGGAATAAGACTACCAAACGCCACAACCGGAGGAACCGGCCCAAAGGATTTTACTTCTACTAGTTATGGGACGATTGCAACATCATCCACCGGAAGACTTGGATGCACCATTTTTAATGAAGGTGCTGGCAGGCTTTACGTTACCTTGGGTACGCAAACCACATCCACATCATCTTATACCGTTAGCATTGGTAGTGGTGAGTATTATGAAATTCCAATGAATTACACGGGGCTTATTGGCGGAATCTTTGGTGCGGCTGGAACTGCTAAAATCACTACGTTAAGCTAAAGGTAATCATGCCTCTGTATTCAACAGTATGCCCGATTCCTATAAATAGGAGAATGTTTAGGCATCATGCATCTGCTCTGTTTTCAAACGCTGGTACAGCTCGAGTAACTCAAATTACTTAGGATTAGAAAATGCCTCTTTTTACAAAAACACAAAATCCAATAAAAGATTTTTGCGCTGTTTCTTTTAAGGCAGATCAATCATACCCACAAGCCTCAAACGAATTCACAAGAATCTTATTCTCGCAATACAACAACTATGCCATTACTGATGTTGGTTCAAATTATAACGGAACAAATAATGTTTATGTGGTTCCTAAAAATGGTTACTATCAGATTATTACAAATCTTAGAATTGCTGATGAACCAGGTGGCCTATTTAGCTATGGACAAGGTGCTCATACATCAGAAGCAGATAACCCATATTTCTTGTGGAGCTATGCAAATCCAGCTCGCCAAGGTTCAATTAACGTAAGATCAACATATTTTAACGCCTTAGATCAAATAAGAATGGTTGTATATCTTGGTGATGGTGATGGACCGTACTCAATTTCGTCGAGTGCAATGACTATAATACCCCTTGGTATCTAGATGGCTATACTACTCCTTGCATTTTTGCTTTGTTCATGTTCTTCCAAGAATACAAATAACGATTGCCTGCCACGTTATAGCGACATGGGCGCAGCCGAAGATGCGGGGAAAGCAAAATGAAATGCCTCGCCATTTGGCTCACCAATTTGAGTTTGCGTTTCTTGATGACTCGCGCGGAATATGCTTGTTTCAAGGAGGCGTTAAAGTTTGCAGTAGAAAACAACAACATGGTCAAGGAAACCAGGTATATTGGCAAGGTGAAGCATCTCATGTCTGTCAATCGGTCAATCAAGCGCATCGTGGAGGATGGCAGGGATCGGGACGAGGTTGTGGATGCAGTTGTACATCTGGCTGTAGCGTTAAAGTATTTGGAGGGCAAGGGTCGTGAGTCTTGATGAAATTTCTGATTTAAAGGATCGGATTGCTAACCAGTCGGAACGTTTAGCCAGAATGGAAGAGAGGCAAATGCAATTATACGCAATGATCGAAAGGTCACTTGCTTTCCACGGGGATGTTGCTAATAGATTATCTGCGCTAGAACACCTCCGGACGAGGCTTTTGGCTGTTGCTGGCTTGATTGGTCTGATTGGATCAATGGCCTGGGATGTCCTTAAAAACCGCTTTAATAGCTAGGAGAAACAATGCCCACACTTGGTACACAGAACATTGCCACAAGCTACCCACAGCTTCTTAAAGTTGCGTCTACAAGCCCTATTTCTGGATCTCTTCAAGCAATTACAAGCGGGGATAGCTCCGGAACATCAGCCCTTTCTCTTTCCACATCCGAGGTACAAAGCACCGGATCGTTCACAGTTTCTAGCAATAGCCGTCTTCTTGGGCCTGTTACTTTTGGGTCAACCATAACAGCGTCCACCGGAACGATTACTATTGGCACTCTTTCAAACAGCACTTCCAGTATTGGAACGGCCACGATTAGCACAGCTACCATTAGTACGGCTACGATCAGCACGGCTACGATTCCCCTTCAGCTTGGAAATATTACTTTTGGATCGAATATTACAGCCTCAACTGGAACGGCTACGATTGGGACGCTTTCAGCAAGTACGGCGACAATTTCTACGGCCACAATCCCCCTTCAACTTGGCAATATCACTTTCGGGTCAAACATTACAGTATCTACTGGAACAGCAACAATTGGTAATGAATCGGTAAACGTATCAACGATTGCTTCTGCTACATTTGGAACAGCTAGGATTACTGGCTCTACTGGCGGAGTTACAGCATTTAATTATGGCACTGCTGCATTTACTGGAGCGACACTTCAAGACGTTGATTCAGTAACAAGTGGATCAAACATAACAACTGGAACATTTACAGTTTCTGGTGCAGCGATTGGTGATATTGTATTTGGTGGACTTAACTCACTTAGCTCAAGCTCTGGAACCGCTGGAGTACCTACCGCTGGTGCAAGAATGATGAGCCAATTTAGGGTTGAGAGCGCAAATGTTGTTAGATACACAATTCTTAATACAGATACAATTTCACATGGAACAATTCCTGCTGGAACGCTTTACGCAACCGCAATGAGGTTTATAGCTTAATATGGCAATCAAATTCAATCGCTCGCAGACGTTTGCTACCAATGGCACAGTTACTTCCGCTGGGTTGCACAACCTTGTCGATGGCTTGGATGTTTATCAGGCTTTGATTACCGATCAAACTGCCCTTACAAATGTAAAACAAACAGATAAACTTTTGATTGCAGATTCGAGCCTTACTGCTGGTGATGCCCCCAGGTCTGTTGTTGTAAGCGAATTGTTTCAAGATGGTCTTAGCACGGGTACATATACAAACGTAAACGCACAAAGCCTTTTGTATACAAACGCGACTGGTAATTACACCATAAGCACCGGCGCAACAATTACCACCGGAACGATTCCAAATTTAACATCAAGCACAGCAAATATCACGCTTGGAACAATTCCCACGCTAACTACCGGAACGACCACATCGACTGCCGAGAATGTTACAAGGGGAACGATTCAAACCCTGACAGCCAGTACTGCAACAATTACTACTGGAACAGTCTCAACATTAAACAGTACAACTGGAACGATTGGGAATCTGTCGACTACGCTTGCTGGAGATTTCACGATTAGCCAGGGTACTGGAACTCTCGCAACATCCGGAGTGACACTCGGAACTTATGGTGGTGCTACATCTATTCCAACACTTGTCATTGATGCAAAAGGTAGGGTTACCACGGCAAGCACTTCAATTCTTTCAACAACATTTGCTACCGGATCTTCTTCTGCTCCATCTATTACAACCACAAGCAACACAAATACAGGAATCTTTTTTCCTGCTACAAACACGATTGGATTTGCCACTCAAGGAACAGAAGTTTCCAGGCTTGGCTCAACCGGAGATTTTAGCTTTAATTCAGGATATGGTTCCAGCGCAGTTGCCTACGGTTGCAGGGCATGGGTGAACTTTAACGGGACTGGAACAATTGCAATTCTTGGAAGCGGAAATGTGTCTAGTATTACTGACAATGGAGTTGGTGATTATACTGCTGTATTTACAATTGCAATGCCAGACGTAAAATATTCTGCAATGGGCGTGACAGGAGTTGAAAGTGGTAGTTGTTTTATAACCCCACAGTCAGCAACAAATTCTACAGCAGGATGGAGATTTGTTACAAATGATAGAAACATTTCATTTAACCAAAGAGATCAATCAAACATAAATGTAGCAATTTTCAGATAAAAAAATGAATAAAAAAATCATTTACCCAACAGATGAAGGAGTTTCAATCATTACTCCAACTCCAGAATATTTGTCAACCCATACTATTGAAGAGTGCGCAGCTAAAGACGTACCCGCTGGAAAGCCATTCAAGATTATTGATGTTTCAGAAATACCTCCCGACAGAACCTTCCGGAATGCATGGGAGTACCAAGAATGATTATTGTAAATCCAGATAAAGCCAAGGCAATTTGGAAAGACAAATGGCGCGAGGCTCGCAAGCCTTTACTTGCCTCATTAGACATTGAGTTTATGAAAGCAGTTGAAACTGCTGATGCAGAGAAGCAGGCTGAGATTGCATCAAAGAAACAAGCCTTGCGAGATGTGACTCAGATCGAGATTATTGGTAACACACCAGAAGAAATTAAATCAATCTGGCCGAGTGTATTGAATTAAAGAAAGGGCATAAATGACCCTAGCTGAAATAGCCCAATATGCAGGGCAAAAGATTGGTAAGACCGATACGGAAACCATTACATTCCTTCAAAAGGCAGCAAGCTTGGCCTATCGGCGCGTATGGGATTTTGCCCCTTGGCGTGAAACTGTTACTAGCTCGACTTATTCGCTTGGCACAACTCGGACTGTAACGCTTGGATCAAACGTAGAAACCCCGCTTTCAATTGCATACAATGACATTGAAATTGAAGCCATTGATTTTGCCACCATCATAAGCCAAGACCCAGGAATCCTTGATGATGCTCGAACCGGAGATCCGGCCTCATATTATTTCAAGGGAAGAGATACTTCAGGCATTGCACAGTTGGATGTTTATCCGGTGCTAAAAACTGCTGGTACAACACCATTGAGGGTTATTGAGAAATTGAGATGCTTGACCCGCACAAATCTTGTTGTGGATTTTCCACCATCCACAGATGCATTAAATGATGAGCTTCGACTTCCGCATGTTCATAACATTATCCTTGATTTGACTCATGCCGATGGGTTGGAACGCGAGCGTCAATACGCCAAGGCTCAAGCAATTACTCAAGAGGCAAACACCAACCTTGCGGCGATGGCAAATTATGAATTAAGTCAGGTTGGCGGAATCAAACAGATTACCCCCAATAACCTTGGCGAACTAACAGTAGAACAAATGTTCCTTTCGTAAGGAGGCTTTATGCCTTATTACTCAGATAATTTGGACGATCTGATTGCGTTTGACGCAACCAGAACATTTGATGGAGGCCAAGTAAGCGCGCTCCAATCAGACCTATTGGCTGAAAATCAAGTCCAGCAGTTGAATAACATGATCCTGTCTCCAGCCGGAAGCTTGGAAACAAGGCGTGGAATTAAATCATTTTGTACCGCAACGACAAGCCAAGAGGGATCTTTGGGAGGTTTTAGGTATTATGATACTCCGGACTACGAAAGACTTGTAACAGTTACGCAAGGCAGACTTTATACAATTGATTCAAATGGAAATGCCGAATTGCATGCAAATGATGATATTTGGAACAACCTTACCGGAGCCACAAGAACCTGGAACAATGAGAATCAATTGTGGGCTGACGGATTTTATACTGCATATGACCAAAAAGTCAGCATGGCTCAATTTAACAATAAGATGTATATGGCCGATGCTGATGGTGCGCTATATTATTATGATGGGGTTATTGGCACACGACAGGGCGGGAAACTTAGGGCAATTACAATCACAAGCGGCGGGACTGGATACACAAGTGCAACCGCAATTGTAACCGGACCTGATTGGGGTGGACAACTTCCAACACTAATTACAACAGTTGCTGGCGGAGTTGTAACCGGAGTGACAGTTGTTGATGGTGGATCTGGATACCCAACTGCCCCTACTGTTACTTTTGTTGGAGATGGTAATGGTGCAACTGCAACTGCAACGGTAAGTCCTCCGCCTCAAAATTTGCGACTTTTAATTAATACTGGTAATAGGCTATTTGCCGTTGGTTCTGCAAATGAAAGAAATACTCTTTATTGCTCTGATATTCTTGATGCATCTGTTTGGGACGCTCAAAATAGCATTGTTGTAAATGCAGATGACGGAGATGAAATTACCGCAATTGTTCCGTACTACCAAAATCGTATTATTGTATTCAAGAAAAGGCGCATATTCCAAGTAACGATTCCTCCGGATATGGTTAGCGCGGCTGATTGGACTGTTCAGCTTATTTCAAATAATGTCGGGTGTATTGCTGAAGCATCAGCCGTCCAGGTAAACAGCGACATATTCTTTCTTGGTGACGATGGTATTCGATCCCTTGTTCGATCAATGGCGGATGATTTCACATCCATTGGTTTGCCACTTTCCGAACCGGTAAAAGATGTAATTCAAGAAATAAATATTGCAAAGATCAATATATGCCAAGGAGCGTTTTACGATAATAGGTATTACTTGGCCTATCCAACTGGAGCGAATGATTTCAATGATTCGGTTCTTGTTTATAATACAATTCTAAAATGCTTTGAGGGTAGATGGAGCTGGAAAGCAATGGGGTTTGCAATAGCCAATTTCCAAGATCAGGGATTAAGATTGATGCTTAAGTCCACCACAGGGGAGGTTACTACCTACGGAGGATATAAAGCACCATCAGCAACAACCGCTACCGATTATATTGATTATGGAGTTTATACTGTTTCAACTGGAACAACTACCACGACCTCAACTGGAACATACAATTACGAGTCAATTGTACGCACCAGGGATTATAAATTTGGCGATCCATTTGCATATAAACATGGAAGTTATTTTGAAATAATTTTTGGAGATTCATTTTCAACGGATACAAACATATCCATCCAGAGGGATGTTGATATTGGTGATATTGAGGTTCAGCCAAACCTTAATATTTCAAGCGCAGTTTTGACCCTTCCGTTTACCCTACCGGCAACCTTGCCAACATCCCTCAAGAAAAGAGTTGCAAGCGATTTGCGTTCTTACGACAAATGGCGTTTGCTTAATATTAAGATTCGTTCCTCGGCAAATAAGATGTCCCTGCGCCAGATTACGGCTGCGGCCAATCCTGATACAATCCAACTTGAGAAATCACTATGAGCGAATTACCTTGCAATAGCCCAAGACGTACCCCAGGTGAGCGGAAGAAGTTTGTTGTCCGCGCCTGCCAGAATGGCCAGTCCAAAACCATCCGATACGGCGATCCGGACATGAAGATTAAGAAGAGTAATCCAGACCGCAGACGTAGTTTTAGGGCTAGGCACGGGTGCGATTCAAAGCCTCCAAGCAAGATGACGGCTAGATACTGGTCTTGCAAAAACTGGTAATATGACAGCAATTGAATATATAGAGAAAAGCGGGGTTCCGGAAGGGACATGGGATAATCTGGCTGATTGGTTTGGGTGGTTTGAAAAGCAGGGTATGGTTGGCATTGTTCGTGATAGCGATGGCATAGCCGGAGTGGCTTTGGCTAGATGCGTAAAAGATGGGCAAAAGCCTGATCATTATGTGCATACCGAGGACGGTGAGAATGTTTTTGTAGACTTGACGATCTCCTCAAGGGGTGCTAAATCCTTAAGGTGCTTGCTGTTGCTCCTGGCGGAGCGTTTTGGTCCTCGCAAGCGGATCACTTTTAACCGTTCCGGTAAACCAAAGGAGTATGATTACATGAAGTTTATGAGAAAGGCATTCCGCTAATGGGATCGCCATCCATTCCAAAACCACCTCCCCCTCCCGATCCATTTCAATCGGCGCAGGCGAATGCCCTAAATTATCGCTCTTCCTTGGAAACATACATTGAAAAGGCTCCTGACATTGCCGAGCTTGAAAATAAGCTTCGCGTTAAGTACATGCCGGAACAACGGCAACTGGAACGTCAAATGTCGGCTGCTGATGCACAAGCACAAGTTCAGGCTGGATTGCAACTTGAGCGTCAATATGGCGGACAGCGCACGCTTGAGGGATTGCGCCGTTCTTATGAGCAAAGCCCACAAGCTTATGCCTTGAATCGCGGTCTTGGCGATCAAATGACGCGCCAATTTGAGCGTCTTTATGGGACAAGCCCATACGGGTCTGTTGAGGGTAATGTTACAAAACCGGCAACACTTCCTCCGTTTGATTACATGGGAAGCATCAACCCACAGAGTATTACCAATCCAAGTTATGACATGGATCTTGCCGGATTGATTGCAAGAAATGAA